CAACCAGGCGGCGATTACGCGGCACAGCGCCGATATCGCGCGCATCGCCGCCGCGGCGGGCGCTTCGGCCGCCAGCACGGCGGAGGGGTTGGTGACGGTATTAAATTCGCAGCGCGCTGCCGCCGGCGACACCACGCGCATGGCCGGCCAGATCGTGGAGCTGCAAACGCAGCTCAGCACGGTGCAGGCCGAACGCGGCCGGGACAGGGCGACCGCCTATGTCGATGCGGCGATTGCCGCCGGCAAGCCGATCGCGCCGCTTCGCGACCATTTCATCACGCGCCACATGGCGGACCCCACGGCTGTCGAGACGGAACTGGCGGCGCTGCCGACGCTGCACGCCGGCGGGATCGGGGGGGCGCAACTGATTGCGCTGCAAGCCAATAGCGGCGGCGGCGACGGCGACGAGTGGACGCCGGAGGAGAAGATGGCCTGTGAACGCATGGGCGTCACCAAGGAGAAGTTCATGGCCAACAAGAAGAAGATGGCTGCCCGGAAGGCGGCTGCCTGATGCCCGCGACATCCAACCAGAAGCTGCCGATCCGCGCCGGCTCCAGCTTCGGCTACCAGGTGCCGGCCGGCGCCCATGTCTATGCCGGCCAGTTGCTGATGATGACGGCTGCCACGCTGGTGCAGCCGCTGGGCGTAGCGGGCGGCGTGGCGTTCGCCGGCATCGCATCCAGCGAGCTGAACAATGTCGGCGTCACGACGGCCAGCAGCAGCTACGTCGAGGTGAAGCGCGACATCGTCATCCAGGCCGTGGTGCCCGGTGCCATTGCCGCCAACCTCGGCGCTCCCGTGTACGCGACCGATGACATCACCTACACGCTCTCCTCCAACAGCGGTGCCAACGTTCAGGTCGGCACGCTCGCCGGCTTCGAGGGCGGTAACACCTGGGTCAGGATTTCCCGCTAATGGCACTGCAGGTCACATTCCCGGTCCTCACCTCGATCAACAATGCCGTCAACACGGCATACAATGTGCAGATCGACGCGGTGGACAGCGTCTATACCGAATTCTCCTCGGAAACGAACAGCACCGGCGCTGCCGAAGTCTATCCGCGCCTGGATTTGATCAGCGGGCTGCGCGAGTGGATCGGCGACCGCGTGGTGCAGCAGCTCGGGCTGCACACGTTCAGCATCACGAACCGGCTGTTCGAGGAAACGATTTCGGTGCTGCGCACCGACATCGAGGATGACAAGTATGGCTTCCTCGGCCAGGCGGCGCAGCAACTGGGGCAGAACGCCGGCGAGCTGCCGGACCTGCTGGCGGCGCAACTGCTGATAGCCGGCAACACGATCCCTTGCTACGACGGGCAGAATTTCTTCGACCCGAGCCATCCGCAGTACGACAAGTACGGCAACGCGACGACGGTGGCGAACTACTTCCCCGGCAGCGGCGGCAATATCGGGCCGGCCTGGTATCTGTTCGATACGCGCAAGGTGATCAAGCCGATGATCCACCAGAAGCGCCGGCCGTTCGAGATCATTCCGAAATTCTCGATGACGGACCCTTCGGTGTTCTTCAACAAGGAATTCGTCTGGGGCGTCGATGGCCGCATGAACATGGGTTTTGGCATCTGGGATTTGGCAGCGATGTCCACGCTGCCGCTGACCGCGGCCAATTTCAACATCGTGCGCACGGCGATGATGAGCCACCACAAGCCGAACGGCGCGCCGCTGAACATCAAGCCCACGATCTGGGTGGGTCCTTCCACGCTGTATGGGACGGCGAAGAAGCTGTTCGAAGGGGAATACGACCTCGACAGCACGAACGTCATCGCCAGCAACCCGTGGAAGGGCGCCTGCCGCGTCGTTGAAAACACCTGGCTCAATTAAGGCAGTCGCCAGTCTTCAGCCGTCATTCGTCAGAGGATTTTTCATGTCCGAACCCATGCTGCATGTGCTGTGCGCCCGCCCGGGCCTGATCCGCGGCGGCGTCTCGCACCCTTCCGTCCAGGCGCACCGAATGGGCGCCTTCACCCGCGCGCAACTGGACGAAATGCTCGCCGAGCCGGCGATCGCCATCGTGGTCGGCCATCGCGTGATGCCCGAGCAGCTGAGCGACCTGCTGGGCGTAACGGAGGTGGACAGGACGCACCTGGTGGGCAGCCGCATCGACACCGATGCCGGCGCCAACGCCAACACGGAAGTTCTGGCGCAGCAGCGCGTGGCACAGGATGATGTGCGGCGCGCAGAGGCAGCGGCCGACGCCGGGATCGAGGGCGATGTCGCGGCCGTCGAGACAGCCGCCAAGACGCCGCGCCGCGCGCGCTGATGTCCTACGCGGCCGTCAGCGACATGATCCTGCGATTTGGCGCGGCGGAGATGATCCGCCTCACCACGCCGCAGGATCAGGACATGGTGCAGGTAAACCCTGCGCCGGCCCTGCTTGCGCTTGGCGACGCGGACGATCTGATCAACAGCTATGTCAGTAAGCGCTACGCGGTGCCGCTGACGCCGGTGCCGGGCGGTAACATCCCGCCCGCCATCAACCGCGCCTCCTGCGTTCTGGCGCGGTATGATCTGGCGACCGGCGACGGCAAGGAGCCGAGCGAGAGCGTGCGCCTGGCGCGCAAGGAAGTGATTGCCTGGCTGGAGGCTGTGGCGGCCGGCCGCGTGCTGCTGGCGCTGACCGAAGCGCCAGGCGACGACAGCTTCGCCATCATGAGCGACCGCGGCGCGGTGTATGGGCCCGGCTTCGACCGGAATATCTTTCCGGCTCAGGCGCCGGGATCGGCGCAGCCCTACACGAACAGCGATCCGGGCGGCCCGAACCTGGCCGATTACGATTTTCTTGAAGTTGCGACCGAGCAGGGGCTCACCCCGTGAGCGTGCAACCGATCGATCCGGGCGCGCTGTCGCTGGCGGCGACGGGTTTGCGCGATGCGTTGCAGATCGCCTTCCCGCCGCAGCGCTTCCAGTTCGGCTTCATGCCGCCGCGGCTGTCGCCGCGCGAGTGGTCGCAGCTGGTGAACCGGCCGCCGTTCGTCGGCCTCGGCTGGAACGAAATCAAGCCCACCTCCAACGGTGGCAGGCTGTTCAAGGGCGAAGCCAGTTTTTCCGTGTTCCTGGTGATCGAGAACAAGTCGGGCGTGCGCAATCGCTATCTGGGCGATGCGCAGGGGCCAGGGCTTTTCCAGATGCTGCAGGCCGCGTCGATCGTTCTGAACGGTTGCACAATCCCTGGCGTAGGCAGCTGCTTCGTCACGCGCGCCAGCAACGCTTTCGCTGAAGGGTGGGAGGCGGAGAATTTGGCGATGGCGGCGGTGGATGTGGCTGTCAACGTCACCCTGGATGTGCCGACGGGCCTGGCAGGGCCGGAAGCCACGCCGGACCTGCTGCGGCAGATCGCCGCCAGTTGGAGTTTCTCCGAGGATGGCGTCGGCGCCGACATCCAGGACATCAGTCAGTTCGCTCCCCAAGCCTCCGTTGCAGGATCGCTCTCCTCATGAATTTCATCACCGTCCGCGCGCCGAAGGGCCGGCGCGTCATCATGCCGCCCGGCCTCGGGCAGACACGCGCGCAGGCGTTGCCGGAAGATACGCCGGTGCGCATCGAGCTGACGCCGTTCGTGCAGCGGCGCATCGAGCAGGGAGACCTGGTGGTGTGCCCGGACCTGCCGCCGCCCGAGCACACGCCGGCGCCTGACCCGAAACCACCAGCGGAGGCGAAAGCGCCGCCCGCAGCGAACGCCGTTGTGGCGACGCCGCCGGCGCCTAAGAAGGAGGGCTAAATGTCCGGTTCCCTGCTGGCCAGCACTGGGCTTTCGTCCAGCATTTTCACCGAAATCCCGACGAACATCGAGGTTCCGGGCACCTATGTGCAGGTGCAGCCGATCTACACCGATATCGGGCTGCTGCCCTATCCGGCGCGCATTCTGCTGATTGCGCAGATGGCCACCAGCGGCACGGCCATCCCGAACAAGATTTACAACTTGGTGACGCCGCAGCAGGGCACGCAACTGTGCGGGCCGGGCAGCATCGGCGAGGCGCAGGTGCGCGACGTGCTGGCGACCAACCCCAGCATACCGGTGGACATGATTTGCGTGGCCGATGCCGTCGGTGCGGCGAAGGCGGCCGGCAGCATCATGATCGGCGGCACCTGGTCGCAGGCCGGAGTGTTGCCGCTGATGATCGACGGAGTGCGACTATTGGTGCCCGTCGGCGCCACGGATGTCAGCAGCACCGTGGCCGCAAATGCCGTAGCGCTGATCAACGCGCAGGTGCTGCCGGACCTGCCGGTGACCGCCGCAGTGGGCGGCACGGGCAACACCAACAGCATCCTGCTGACGGCGGTGAATGGCGGCACCGAGAGCAATAATATCGGCCTGTCCTATGCCAACCTGTCCACGGATGTGCTGCCGCAGGGCATGACGGTGACGATCACGCCGATGGCCGGCGGCACGCTGAACCCTTCGATCGCGCCGGTGATTTCGGCGATCAGCGGGCTGCTTTACAGCGACATCATCTGCCCGTGGCAGGACCCGACCAACCTGGGCCTGCTGGCGACGGAACTCGACAACCGCTTCACCGCCACGTCGCACCTGGATGGTTATGCGTGGGTGTGCCTGACCGGCAGCTATGGCACGATGTTGAGCGCCAAGAACGCGCTCAACAGCCGGTTCCGCAGCGTCATTGGCGTGACAAACCCGCAGAGTGCGCCGTGGCACTGGTCGGCCTGCATGGGCGCCGTGTGCGCGCAGTCGCTGTTCAACGATCCGAGCAAGCAGTGCAAGGGGCTAGTGCTCGCGCTGACCGGTCCGCTGCGCGCCGATCTGATCAGCCCGACCGAACAGCAGTTGCTACTGCCGGAAGGCATTTCCACCTTCAACGTGCTGTCCGACGGGACCGTGGTGCTGTCGAAAGTGGTGAGCGAAAACACCACGGATAATACGGGCACGCTGACCACAGCGTGGCATGACGTGATGGCGGCGAAGGTGGCCACGCGCATTCGCTACGACTGGCGATCCTACGCGTCGCTGACCTATCCCAGCGACAAGCTGGCTGACGATGGCAGCCTGGCGGCCGACAACGATCCCTCTGTCGCCACGCCAAACCGGCTGAAGGGGAGCTGGGCGGCGCGGTGCCTGGTGTATGGCAAGCAGGGCTGGATCGAGGATGTGCAGAACCAGGTGCGGCTGAGCAACTTCGCGCGCGATCAGAACGACCGCAACCGGGTGAATTCCACCCAGCCCTATCTGCGCGTCGGTAACCTGATGATCCTGGCCTGCATGCTGCAGTTCGAAGTGTAGGAGTGAACCGTGGCACAAACCCTTGGCCTGATCGATATTTTCTGGAACGGCGTGAAGCTGGACAATGAGCCCGGCGGGCGCGTGAAGCTGGGCGGCCTGCGCAACACCGAAGTGATCTACACCACGAAGGTGGGAAGGGCGCAGAAGATGTTCGCCAGCGAAATCGAGTGCACCGTTCCGGTCGAAGCCGGCCAGCGCGTGACGGACTCGTATGGCATCGGCGAGGGCGAGCTGCAGGTGCATTGCGACACCGGGCAGATATTCTCCTGGGACGATGCGTTCCTGACCGATGCGCTGGAGTTCACCGCGGGCGAGGGCGGCAAGCTCAAGCTGATGTTCAAGGGCGGCATTCCGGTAGAGGCGTAGGATCATGGCAGAGACGCAACGCCTGCTGGTCGATTTCACCGGCGGCGCCGACGAGGTGCCGTTTCTGATCGAGGACGCCGCCGGCGATCCGCTGCCGCTGCCTGAGGGCGCCACGCGCAATGCCGACGGCACGGTGACTTTGACGCTCGCTTATCCGGTGACGCTGACGTTCCGGCTGCCTGGCGGCCCGGAGGTGCAGCAGAAGAGCTTTGCCGAACTTGTACTGCGCCGGCTAACCGGCCTGGATATGCGCCGCGTGATCGGCGCGCGCGGCGGCCGTAGCGCGCAGGTGGCGCTGGCGCGGTCGGCGGATTTGTCGGAAGCGCGGATCGCGCTGCTCTACGCCAAGATGGACGCCAGCGATATTTCGGCGGCGAACGCGGTTGTGGCGAGCCTGTGCGGTTTCGATACCGAAGAGGGGCTGCCGGCATCGGCGGTGACCGGCGATGACGGCGCCATCACGCTGCCGCTGTCGGCGCCGGTAGAGCCGCAAGGCTTTGCCCCGCGCCACGATCTGGTGTTCCGCCGGCTGCGCGGCGACGATCTGATCGCGATTTCGCAGTCCAAGGACCTGCTGCCCACGGCCATGGCGCGAGCAACCGGGCTGTCGCCGAAGGAAGCGAATGCGGTGTTCGACGCCATGGATGCAGCCGACATCATGGCGATGCAGCGGGTGGTGGGTTTTTTGTCAGGGAGTGGCCGGAGGATTGGCGGCTGATCCTCTCGGCGATCGGCGAGCACCACGGCTGGCCGCGCGCTGATCTTGAGGGGTTGGACGCTGCGGCGCTGCTATTCTGGGGGAATGCCGCGGCGGCGTTGAACGAACGCAGGCGCGAGCAGATGGAGCGGACATGAGCACGCAACTGAAAGCTAGCCTGCAGCTTACGCTGGAAGACAAGCTGACGGCCGGGCTGGGCAAGCTGGAAAAGCAGCTTCAGCAGTTGCGAGACATCGCCAAGACGCTTGGCCTGCCGCAACTGGAGGATGCGCTGGATCAGTTGCCCGGCGGCACTGACCAGGTTGATGCTTTGGCGCGTGGCTTGCGCGGCGTGGAGACCCAGGCGGACCGGACCGCGCGTGCGATCCGAAGTATGGCGCAGTCGGCGAACGACAACGTCATTCGCGTGAACAGCGGCGGCGTGGCGACGCTGAACCGATCGCTAGGCGCGCTGACGATCATCGCCGGCGGTGGGGCTGGGGGAAGTGCGGGCGGCGGGGGCGGCACAAGCGCATCATTGGCCGGCGCGCCGCTGCTACTGGAAGGTCCGGCTGGGGCGACGGGCATCCCGATCAATCTTGGCCGTTCGCACGCCTACAACCTTGCGATGGCCGGCAGCGGCGTGCTCGGCGCCAGCCGGCGCTTTGGCATTGCCGCATCGGAAGGGATCAATGGGTTGTTCGGCGCGGCCGCGGAGGCGTTCGCGGTGGCCGAGCCGATCAAGGCCTACGCTGATTACGAGAACACGCTGCGCCACATTGCCATCACCGAACGGAAATCCGGTGCTGCGGTGGACGCGGAGATCAAGCGGCTGACAGCGATGTTCGCCAAGGATGCTCTGGAGACCGGGCAGAGCAGCAAAACGCTGGCCGACGCCTATACGGAATTGGTGCAGATGGGCATTCCATCGAGCATCATCGACAAGGCGCTGCATGCGCACAGCCAGGCGGCGACGGCCTATAATATCTCGGCGCTCGATCTCGGGCCCGCCGTCGGCGCGTTGCTGCAGAATTTCAAGATACCGGAGACGGAGCTGGGGCCGGCGCTGGCGGCGATGGCGCAGGCCGCGAAGGAAGGTCGCTTTAAAATCGAGGATTTCTCGCGGCAGCTCCCCGGTATTTCGGGGCAGATGGCGCTGCTCGGCATGACGGGCCGCAAAAGCGCGGACACGGCCTTTGCGGCGCTTGAGACGGTGATGAAGAATTCCAGCGAGCCCAACCAGGCCGCTGCCGATCTGTTTGATGCGCTGCACTACATCGTCAGCCCGGTCGCCGGCCGGAGTTTCGCCAAGGTCGGCATCGATTTGCCGGGCATGCTGAAAAACGCGGAGAAGCAGGGCGTCAATCCGCTCGATGCCGTTCTGGGCAAGCTCGGCAGCCGCGTGCAAGGCATGAGCCCGGTCACCGCCGCTGAATATCTGGGTGGCGTTCTGCACAACCAGCAGGCCGGCACGGCTATTCTAAGCCTGATCCAGCACCGCAAAGAGTTT